CTGTGGTGTAGGTTCAGCACTGGCAGGTCGTGGTGCAGACTTACTCCTTATTGATGATCCACACTCTGAGCAAGATGTTATTAGTGGTAACTTCTCTGTGTTTGAGAAAGCCTACGAATGGTACACTTTTGGTGCCCGTACTCGACTAATGCCGGGGGGTAGAGTAGCAATTATTCAAACTCGGTGGCATATGGACGACCTGACAGGGCGTGCAGTCAAGGATATGGCTCAGAATGAGCGAGCTGATCAGTTTGAGGTCATAGAATTTCCCGCTATACTAGAATTTCAAGACGAGACTACGGGTGATATAACAGAAAAGCCTCTGTGGCCTGAGTTTTTTGATTTAGAGGCACTATTACGTACCAAAGCGTCAATGCCTACGTTCCAATGGAACGCCCAGTACCAACAGAAACCGACTGCCGAAGAAGCTTCTATAGTAAAAAGGGAGTGGTGGAACGAGTGGGAGAAGGAAGCTCCGCCCGCGTGTGAGTATATAATCATGTCACTGGATGCTGCGGCAGAAAAACACAACCGCGCAGACTATACTGCACTCACTACATGGGGAGTGTTTTATAATGAGGACGAAAGTGCGTATAATATTATCTTGCTTAATAGCATTAAGCAGCGTATAGAGTTTCATGAACTTAAAGAATTAGCGATGCAAGAGTACGCTGACTGGGAACCAGACTCGTTTATTGTGGAGAAGAAGAGTTCAGGCGTGGCGTTATACCAAGAAATGCGGAGAATGGGTCTTCCTGTGTCCGAATATACCCCTCATAGAGGGTCTGGTGATAAACTAGCGCGTTTAAACGCAGTATCTGATATTGTAGCGTCTGGATTGTGTTGGGTTCCGCAAACTCGATGGGCTGAAGAAGTCGTAGAAGAGATAGCGGGATTCCCTTTTATGAGTAACGATGACTTGGTGGATTCGACTGTAATGGCGCTAATGCGCTTTAGACAGGGTGGTTTTATACGCCTACCTACTGATGAAGCAGAAGAACAACAATATTTTAAGCGGCGTGGAAACGGGTACTATTAAGAGGCTAAATGATGGCAATTGAGAAAGGTATATCCGCTGCCCCCAAGGGTATAGAGGAAGAAGTAGACGAGGGCATGGAAGGGGAGCTAGTTGAGCAAGAACTAGAAATTGAGATTGTTGACCCCGAAATGGTAACTTTGTCTGATGGCAGTGTAGAAATTACGTTAATCCCCGGAAATGAGTCTTTAGAGGGTAGTTTCGATAGTAACCTAGCAGAAGAACTAGAGGAAGACTACCTAGCATCTCTCGCTAGTGACCTTATAGAAATGGTAGATTCTGACGTAGATAGCCGAAAAGAGTGGGCTGACACGTACGTTAAGGGTCTAGACATTATTGGTTTTAAGTATGAAGAGCGTACTACTCCTTGGGAAGGCGCTTGTGGCGTTAACTCTACAGTCTTAGCGGAAGCAGCTATTCGTTTCCAAGCAGAGACCATGAGTGAGACTTTCCCTGCGGCTGGCCCCGTTCGTGTAAAGGTATTAGGACAAGAGACTAAAGAGAAAGACGAAGCGGCTGAACGTGTAAAAGCCGACATGAACTACGAATTAACCGAGAACATGGTTGAGTATCGCCCCGAACACGAGCGTATGCTGTATAGCCTAGGACTCGCAGGATCAGCGTTTAAGAAGGTTTATTTTGATCCTAACCTAGGTAGACAAACCGCTATCTATATTCCCGCAGAAGACGTTATCGTGCCTTACGGTTGCTCTAATATAGAGTCTGCCGAGCGCGTTACCCATATCATGCGGAAGACTAAGAATGACTTACGTAAGCTACAGGTAAATGGGTTTTACCGAGACATAGACTTAGGTGAACCCCAATCATTCCATACTGACATAGAAGAGAAGAAAGCCGAAGACGGTGGGTTCTCTCTTACTGACGATGATCGTTATGCTATGTACGAGATTCATGCAGACCTTGTTATTGAAGGTGTAGATGACTCTGACGATGATATAGCCAAACCCTATGTAGTTACTATGGAACGGGGCAGTAACGAGATACTCGCTATCCGCCGTAACTGGGACGAAGAAGATAAGCTAACATTAAAGCGTCAACACTTCGTACACTACGTATATGTCCCCGGATTTGGCTTCTACGGCCTTGGACTGATTCACATCATTGGTGGTTATGCTAGGGCAGGAACATCGCTTATACGCCAACTGGTAGATGCGGGTACCCTATCTAATCTTCCGGGAGGTCTAAAATCCCGTGGACTACGCATTAAAGGGGATGATTCTCCCATAGAACCGGGGGAGTGGAAGGACGTAGATGTACCATCAGGTAGCATCCGCGAGAACATAATGCCCCTTCCTTATAAGGAGCCTAGTCAAACGCTACTTGCTTTACTAGATCAGATCACTAATGAAGGCCGTCGTTTAGGTGCTATTAGTGACATGAACATCTCTGACATGTCAGCTAACGCGCCAGTAGGCACTACTCTAGCATTACTAGAGCGTACGTTAAAACCTATGGCAGCAGTACAGGCGCGTGTCCATTATGCTATGAAGCAAGAGTTTAAAATGCTCAAAGCTATCATGGCTGAGTATGCCTCTCCTGAGTACGATTATCAGCCTCTTAGAGGCGAAATGTCAGCACGGCAGTCAGATTACAGATTAGTAGACGTTATCCCTGTAAGCGACCCTAACAGCTCTACAATGGCACAACGAGTGGTACAGTATCAAGCTGTGTTACAGATGGCCCAACAAGCCCCACAAATTTATGATCTACCACAACTACACCGTCAGATGATTGATGTCTTAGGCATTAAGAACGCTGACAAGCTAGTCCCAACGAAAGATGATATAAAGCCAAGCGATCCTGTAAGCGAGAACATGAATGCGTTAACAGGCACTCCTATAAAAGCATTTATCTATCAAGACCACGATGCCCATATGGCAACGCACCAAGCGTTTATTCAAGACCCGATGATCGCTCAAACTATCGGACAGAATCCACAAGCACAACAAATCATGGCGGCGCTCCAAGCGCACATTGCAGAACACTTAGGATTCAAGTACCGCAAGCAGATGGAAGAGAAGTTAGGCGTATCGTTACCAGCGCCTAACGACGAGATGTCTGAAGAGATGGAAGTTCAGTTAGCTAGAGTTATGGCTGACGCGGGTAAGCAACTTACTCAGCAGAACCAACAACAAGCAGCACAAAAGAAAGCGCAAGAACAACAGCAAGACCCCGCGTTCCAGTTGCAGCAAGCGGAGCTACAGGTTAAGCAGCAAGAAGTACAACGTAAAACCCAGAAAGATCAGGGTGATATGCAGATTAAACAAGCAGAACTACAACTTAAAGCTCAAAAAACAATGGCTGATACTCGTATAGACGAAGAACAGTTAAAGTTAGATAAGCAAGAGTTACAAATAGATGCTCAGAAAGCGGGCGCTAAACTAGCTGCTGACAGACGAACAGCTAGTACTAAACTTGATCTTGATTTAATGAAAGAGGTCAAAAATAAACCTAAGGAGTAAGTATGACTACCGTCTTTGACGTGCTACAGAAAAAAATCGAAGAAGATATTTCTTCAGCAACAGAATTTCTAGGTGGGGGAGGAGCTAAAGACTTCGCTCAATACAAAGAAATAACAGGAATGCTACGAGGTCTCACTTCCTGCTTAAACCATGTAAACGACCTCTCGCGAAACTATTTGGATGATGATAATGACTGATTTAACTAAAGACTTAGAAAAAGAACTAACAGAAGAAGAGTTAGATTCTTTACTACCAACTCCCGTAGGCTATAGAGTATTAATAGCTATGCCAGAAATAGAAGATACGTACGGCGAAAGCGGGATTATTAAATCTAGCAGAGAAGTTCAGTTAGACACGGTTATGTCTACTATTGGGCTTGTATTAGATATGGGCAAACAAGCCTATTCAGATAAAGAGCGTTTTCCTACTGGCCCTTGGTGTAAACAAGGAGACTACGTTATGTTTCGTATGAACACAGGCACGCGATTTAAAGTAAGTGGTGTTGAGTATCGTTTAATGAACGATGATTCAATTGAAGCAGTTGTAACCGATCCTCGTGGCGTTACACGAGTGTAAGGAGAAATTTATGGGATTCCAAAAAGTTGAGTTTGATTTTCCTGATGAAGAGGAAAATAAAAAAGGTG